AGGTAATTAAATACATCATCTATGTCTTGCATAGATGGACTTACCGCAGCGCCTGTATAGTGGACTGTTAGTCCTTTAATATACGATTCATTAATAGGTGTGCTTTTTTTTGGGTCTAAAAGACCTGCACGCTCTCTGCTAATGATGTCATACATTAATCATTATGATACCAGATGTAGTGTTAGTTTCTAGTTTTTATACTAAATATTGTGGTATTACCACTTTACTTTATTAGCCCAATAAGCAGCTGACATTTTACCTTTTGCTATATTCTTAGCATGTCTTTCTTTAAAAGAACTTTTACGTGCTTTTTCTGATTTAGTAGATGGACTTTTACCAGCGCCTTTTACTCCTTGTTGACCAAATCTAATTAACTTATACTTGCTACCTTCTTTAGCCATAACAACATGTGATTTAGTTTTGTGATTAGGTGTACGTTTAGGTTTATTAACGCCTTTAAGATTATTCTTTTTCATTTGTGCTTTTACGTGGTCTGGTGTTGCCATGTTATAAGCTTAATCTAAGTTAAGTAAAGTCCAAACATTTATGACATATATCAGAATCTATATCATCATAAAATGGTTGTAAACAATTATCGCAGTCTTTTGTGTAAAAGTATTCTGCCATTATCCTTGTAACTTAAAGAGTAATTGATTAAAGTTGCTTTCAAGCATATCAAGTTCACTATTAAGTTCTATTACCATAGCATCGCATGCGTTTTGATGTGATTTTATCTCTTCTATTGAGTTAAATACCCATCCAAAAGCGCCAATAACAAAACTAATTAATAATGTTTTGATAGTTTTCATATCTATTTTCATTTGTTCTCCTACATTAAAACGTTTACAAGTGTTGCGATGGATATTCCAGCGATTATCCATCCATATATCTCCGCTCTAGTAGGTCTTGTATTTATATCTTTTTGAAGTTCATCTAATTTGTTAAAAATCTTTTCAATATCCATCATAATCTTTGCGGTCATTTCCTTTTGGGTATAATTGTTTTCTGAATTACTCATTGTTTTTGCAGTACTCACTACCATGTTCGCAGTTACATATCTGTACAAAAGAACCATCTTCTTTTACATTAACCATGCACATTAGTTTTTACCGCCACCTAATGAACATGTGCTACAAGAACCTGTACAAAATCCGCATATCATGGTAAATCATCTTCTTTTAAATTCTCTAAATCTATATAATCGTAATCAGACCAGTAATAAGCTTTACTGTAAAAATTTCTGTTTTCCCAGTCATAGTCGCTTATTCTTTTAATAAGTTTATAAGCTTCTTTGAAAAAATAACCTAATAAAAATCCAATAACGTAATCCATGTTGGAGATTATATCACAAATTAATCTTCCCAATACCATTTAGCATTACTTTTAAATCCAGAAAACATTTTTAAATAATTTTTATTATCTAAACTAATATATTTTTTATTATCGCCTAAAAATATATTTTTGTGTTTAAACTTTTGTCTAATAAATGGTGCGTAAACACATAATGGTGTACCTTTTTTTATAATTATTTCATCAAAAGTTTTAATCATTAATTGGATGTTAATTTCGTGTACTTTATCAGTTCTTACTATTCCTTGTGGTACTTCCCATTGATTATTTTTAGTGTCTTGAAATAATAGTGGCATTTGCCTACAAGATACCCCTTTAGGTGTATAAACTCTAAATGGTAATTGTAATTTTAATATTTTTTTAAAATCTTTATCTGGGTAAAAATCTAACATTTGAACATTGTAATGTTCTTCAACATCTTCAACGCTTTGATGTTTATTGAAAGAATAAGCAGTTTTCCAACTATAAGATGTATCTTCATTTACTTTTATTAAATAGTCAGTTGGTGCTTTAATAACATATCCTTCATCCCATACTTCAACAAAACTAGGACATCTTCTTACATTTTTAGCTTTTGAAATATACTTAAATTTCTCTCCGCTATCAACTGACTTTACATTTTTAAACCACTTTGGTATAAATAATCTTTGTGGTTTTGGCATAACATTATCTTCATCTAATAGTTCCTTAGCAACTGTAGCAAATATAATTTTGTTTTTTTTAATCATTGAAATAATCAAAATTAATTAAAACTCTATAGTCTTTATCTGATTGTGTTATACCGCTATGCTCTATAGTTCCATCAAAAACTACTAAAGAATTTTCTTCTGATGGCACAAAATATTCTTCATCTTCTAAATAAAATAATGTACCACCATCAGATGTTGTTAAATTGTAAACGCAAGTAGTATAGCTATCAATATTTGGATAATCAGTATGTTTTCTATGTGTAATATTTTTACCTTGATTTACATACAAATTTGCTTTTATTCTCAAAAGTCTTTTGTGATAAGAATTAGAAACTACAAAATTGTTTAAATCAGATATTAAATTAAAATAATCACTATTAATTCTTCCATCAGTATAAATCACATGACCAAATAAAAAATTATTATCATCTTCATAATGTGTAGTTTTTGTATTTAAAAACCATTGAAAATCTACACTTGTCATATTATCGTAAATTAACTTTAAGTAATTTTTATCAATTACGTTTTTATATATTTGTATTTTATCTTTCATTGTAAAATATCCTTTTTTCTTCTAGTTGAGTGTGTTTTATAAAGTTTGTTTATATTTTTTCTATATTTAATTGCGCCTTTACAAGAATTTATAAATTCTAATTGTTCTTGGTTAAAATCTACATATTCAAGATTTACTGGTTTATTAAAAATATACTTCATCATGTAACTTGATAAATCTAATTTTAAACTTGCGGTTTTAGTGTTGTCTATAAGTGCGTATGCTACATTTAATGGTCTAGCCCATCCATAAGGTTTAAAACCGCCTATGACATATTCTAAATTTTTAACTTCTATATTTGGTTGCATTGAACATATTTCTAAATCTTTATCATTAGTCAAAAAAACGTAAGGACTTAATAACTGAATCGTATGTTTACCATTATCAGTATTTAAAATAATTATATCTTTAATTAATTGATGAACACTATTACTAGCTGGATGAAAGTCATCATTGAAGTTATATCTAAATCTTAAATCCTTAATAGCTTTGTCATAATGTACTTCTATTTCGGCATCTAAATAAGATTTAGCGCCATAAACTTTATTTGATACACTATTAACTGCTGGACATTTTAAGTCTTTATGATTATTTAAAGATTCTATATTAGGATAAATAGCTTTAGGTGCTTCTAAATCTGTATATATACCATATTGTACTTTTACAATTTTTTCTTTTGTAAATAACATTTCCGCTCTTTAATTGTTAAGTAAATTATAACACGTATAAATGTAAATCTTCTATTGGTATATCACTTTCTTTTAACCATTGTTGGTTTGCTTCATCCCATAAATAGTTTGTATCATTGTTATTATTATCAACTGGTTTTTCTACTGGTGCTACATAATCCATAATTGTTGTATCAAGTACCCAACTAGCATAAAATTTAGGTGGTATAAAAGCATCTAATTGTTCTGAATAAGTATATCCAATACCTGCATAATTACCTCTAAATGGAGTACCACCATCATTGTGTTGATTGTGATAAGTGTTGTATGAAGTTCTTAAAACTTTTTTACTAAACCTATTTGATAGATATTCTTCCCAACTAGAAAATTCTTCTGGTAAACCTTCTAAATCATTTTCATCTTTACCAGTAATAACTTGTTCTACTATATTGTTGCTACCTATTATTGCAAAATGTGCCATATTTTCTCCTAAGCTGCACTAAATTGTATATCGCCAGAACCACTTGTAAATAGTGTGTATTTATCTGAAGCCCCTACTGTACCATTAAGTGTTGATGTTGTTAAATTACCACTTATTAATGATAACTCGTAAATTGCTGGGTATCTTAAAATAACAACTCCAGAACCACCTTGACAACTTACGCCACTATCTTGTGCGCCACCGCCACCGCCTGTATTAACTGTACCAGCAGTTGCGTTAGCATCAAAAGTTGTGTTAGAGTTTATACCACTACCATTACCGCCTCGACCACCGCCGCCAACTCCGCCATACCCAGCTGGCGATTGGTCATCTGAACCGCCACCGCCACCAGCTCTAGCTACTGAAGAACCTGTAATTGTAGAATACTGTCCTGCGCCACCATTACCAGCAGCTCTATAAAAACCATCTGCCCCAACTGCCGCAGCGCCGCCGCCACCACCGCCTGCATCATTTGTGTGTGCAGTTGACCTTTGACCACCACCGCCAAAACCTTGACCAGCAGTACCTAGTAAAGCACCGCCACCGCTAGAACCACCATTAACAACAAGTGAACCATCTGGCACTCCAGAAGAATACGAGTTACCAGAATGAGCAGTTCCACCACCGCCACCTGTAGAAGTTATAGTATCAAAAACACTATCACTACCACTAGCAGTTTTAGTAGCGCCACCAGCGCCTACTGTAACTGTTACTGTTGAATCTAAATCTAAATTATATGGGAACGTTTCTAAAGCGCCTAAACCGCCAGAATAAGTATCTCCTTGATAATTAGTTCGATACCCACCAGCGCCGCCGCCGCCAGAACGCCTAGCACCAAAACCTGCCCCAGCGCCACCGCCAGCAACTACTAAATATGCAATAGGTGCTTGACCATACCATACGTTATGTACTTTTTGGTCAAATATATCATTAACTGTAAATATACCACTATTAGAACCAGCAGTTTGTTCTGGACTTGCGCCTAGCCATCCTTTAATTGAAGTCATTATAAATCCTAACTTATTTCTAAAATTCCTATGGTTACTTCAACATCAGATACATCTCCTGCCCACGCTCTTAGCTCATCGCTAGCTTCTAAAACTAACTTTCCGCCTACTGGGTTTATTGCTGCGCCAGTAGGTATGTCAATAGCACTTCCTAATGCGGCAGCAGTTGTTGAAGATGAATCGTACATATCCATATTAAGTTCTACTGCTGCTGCGCCATCAACATTTGCTGCTTGACAATGCACAATAATTGCAGTAGTGCTAGCTGGACATGTGTATATAGCAGTATCAGCAGTATTTCCTAATACTACGCTATAACCTTTAAAAGTATTCGCCATCTATTCTCCTATCCTAATGCCAATATTAAACCAACATCAGCAAATCCTGCGTTCTCTAAATATGCTTTAGTAACAACATCTTGTGCAGCAGTTGGGTCTGCTACATCTGTTATTTTATTACTATTCATGCTTACATCAGCAGTTGGTGCTGCCATTTGGTCTAGTCTATTAGCTTGTACTCTTGCATCTGTATAATAAAGGTTTGTACCTTCTGATACATCTGAAGTTGTACCAGTAAAATTTAAAGTATATGTATTTGAAGCATCATCGTAAGTACCAGTTAACGCAGTACCATCTTGAAATAAATCATTAAACCTATCATCAATTCTTTCGTTAGTTAAAAATAAGTTTGTTGTACCTTCAGTAATATCATCAGATGTACCAGATAATTCAGATAAAGCATCTTTTGATGCAACTTGTGAATCTACATAAGCTTTTGTTGCAGCATCTTGTGCAAGTGTTGGGTCTGATACGCTAGTAATTTTATTACTATTCATATCTAAATCACTTGTTGGTGCAGTAAAGTCTGTTATTTTATTTGATGTTGTTGTTGCGCCAACTTGTGCAGCGCTAACACTATGTGGGTTAGAAGTATCTGAAGTATGAGAAGTTAAATCTCCAGAAGTTGCTAAACCAGCTTCACTAGCAGTTTGATTAATCCATCCAGCTGCTACTGAATCATAAGCAAGAACTTCGTTATCAGCAACTGATGCAATAGTTACATCTGATAATTCTCCTAAAGTGTCTAATGTTAAAAGTTGTGTGTCAACATAATTTTTTGTTGCTGCATCTCCACTAGCAGTAGGTTCAGCTAGGTTCGTAATCTTTGCAGAACCTGCATCTAAATCATCAACTAATGTAAGTGTGTGTCCAGTTTTTATGGTAACTGTCGTACCTGTCGAACCTGCTATTTGGTCAACTTGTAATTCACTCATAATATTTTACATTTTCCTTCTACTACTAAAGTGTTAGTGTCTGCTATATCGACATCTCCTACTACCGAATAATTATAACCATCATTTGGTAAGGTTACGTTGCTATTTATAGTAGTTCCATTTCTGAAAAAACCATACTTCTTAATGTCATCAATGCCTGCATCAATATTATTTAACGCAGCTTCGCTTAATGGAGTTGCGCCAGCTACCCACGTTTGTTGTGTATAATTTGATTCTATATTAGCCAATAGTGTCAGTCCTTTCTATCTGTATAGATTCTACCGCAGTTTTTGTTCTGCTATATAGCACTCTTGCAAACATAATTCCAGAATCTGTAGTTGCAGATGCAGAAGCGCCACTAAAAAATCCTATTTCTTCTATTGTGCCAACTGCTTCTTCTGGTGCTACATAAAGATTAGTAATTGTGATTCCAGTACCACCAGCTATTTGTGATGTAACTGCTTTTCTAAAAGTTTCATTACCTAACGTAGTATCAGCAGTAGTAGGTGCAGTATTGTCAGAACCTATACCAATATATTTAATTTCGCAGTCAATAACATTATTTCTTAAAGCTTCAGCTAATAAGTTTTTTCCAGCAGATGTAATTAAATTTTTTAAATTTTGTTCATCAACTAAATTACCATCTTTATCAAAAGCTTTTATTTTTAAAGTTCCTTGCCAATTTAACATACAACTAAACTCCCACTTACAAATGTTGAGTTACTAGGTAATGGACATGCCAATACTGTTTCAACATCTACTTCAGATATACTAGCAGTTTCTGTGCCACCATCAGCTCTAACAACTAATACTTCTTCTGTGTCTATGTTTTCTGATATTTCAATAAAAGCATCAGAAATCTTGTCATCTATATCTCTAATAAATGATTCAAAAGTATATTCTGGTGGAGAAGCAACGCACTTAACATCATAAAATGTAATACCATTTCTAAATCTTATTCGTATGTGGTCAATAAGAAATATGCCAGATATATCTTGGTCAAATAATTGAAAATCTAAAACCTGTCCAGCTCTTAATCTTTCTGGACTGTTTTTAGTAGTAGTAAAACTAAGTAATGTACTTGTTTGTGCAAATCTATCTAAGTAACTAGCAGCTACATCAATAGCAGCTTCTGAACCTTTAATACCAGATTGTGTAGTTGCAGCATCAACATAACCAGTTGTGCTACCACCTTCTAATGCAGCTATTCTATCTACTTCTGCATCATCTCTTGCTAATGCAACTAATTGATATTGCCCTTTATAAGTTACTCGTAAAGAATCAGAACTTCCTATTGCAGTATCTGTAAACTCTTGTACTAACTCTGTTGAACCTAATGATATGTACCATTGATTACTTGTATCTACACCACGAATACCTACTGTTTGAGTTACATATCCAGAACCAGTATTAAGTTCAACTGTTGGTATCTCGTTAAATGGATAACCAACGTTAAATGTTTGTCTTGTACCATCTCCAATAAAAAACTCTTCTTGTGTATCAGTAACGTTTTTAACATTTGTTACAAATTGACTATTACGATATTTAAAGTTTGCTTTATCAAAAAATGGCATAGGATTTGTTAATACATCTGCATCACGAACTGTAAATGGTGCATCGTTAGAAGTACGCTCATAAAAATGTAATGCTTTATTTTCATCAACGTACCATACTGCGTTTGTGTATTCAGATAAAGTTCTCATCGCTCTATCTCCATTGACATAGTTAAAGACCATCTGGTCAACAAATGCTAAATCATCTATTGTGCCAGCGGTAATACCTTCTGCGCTAAATACATTATTAATTAAATCTCTTACAATATCTCCAGCAGTAGAGTTTGTATATCCACGTGCAACAATTCTTTTGTCTATAA